TGTCCATGTTTTCCATGTTCATGTCGGCGTCTTGAGTGGGAAGAGGACAAGAATTACCCTCGTCACTCTCTTCCATCGTATCGACGGGCATACCATCCGGAAGGATGCTGATCATAATCGTTGGCATACTGGTTACTCCATGATCTCAAAATGAGGCGCGTCGATAAACGGACGACGGCCCTGTGAACGACGTAAGTCTACATACTCGTTCATAGCTTCTTCTGCAGTACCTTCATAGGCACCAAAGTCATCGATATGCCAAGCCGCGCCCCAACGGATCTTAACTCCGCAATCCTTGGCGGCATCCTTCATGGCGTCTGCGATCTCATCATAGAGATTGAGTTCCCATCTGCCCCCATCAATATATGCCATTAAATCAACGGCGTAGCCGCCCAGATGCTTACTCTTCATAGTCTGTGAAGCACCCTTCGCGACCAGGGCTTCCTGCTCCTTGCGAGTTCTTAGTCCGCAAATCACACTGAAGTCCTGTTCGGAACGCCCGATGGCGCTGCGGACAACGGCCTGTAAAGAAGCATCAACGCCCTCAAGCCGCTCGTTGCTGCGGTTTCCTAGTTTGTATGTCATTCGGCCCCACCTTTCATGTTCATGATACCGTTGTGATCACGACCAATATATTTCAAGTCGTTCTCTACTAAAGCAATTCTTTGCTGCAACGCAGTCACTCGTCCGATGGAGTTAGCTAAGTTAGCCAACTCATCCCAAATGTCTTCGACCTCATCAAAAACATAGTCCAGTTCTGACGCATTATCTTCTACATCACGTCTAAGATTTATGTTGTCTTCGATTGCCATACGAGATCCGATCTGGCCGACAACTTCCTCAAGACTAGATATGGTCGCTGCCTGTTGACTTACCCACCACACACCAGCGGCAAGCTGAACAGCCATCGCTGCCACAAGGGCTACAGGTAACTTTAAGTTTTCCATCACTTCCTCTTAAACAAAGCCTGCGCACCGCGGACACCGAAGCTGGCACTTATTGCGATACCTAAACTATAAAAATACCAGTCGGGCGCTTTGGAAAGCTGCTCAAACCCACGATCCACCCATCCCTCTGCACCAGGCACGAAGGCTAGAATCAACGGAATCGATAGCACAATTACGAACCATTCGTCTTTCCACGAGGACTTCGCCCCCTCCGCCATAATGCGCTCCCAGTCGGCAACGCTCGTATGTTCAGACAGCATGATCTTGGCCTTGGCTTCCGCCTCGGTCAGCTTGAGCTTGGCCTCTGCGGCCTGCTTAGTAGTCTTTGCGTCCAACCATCCGCCAGCAAGGCTAGCGATCGGACCTATCAGAGCTTGTAGCATTCTTGCTCTCCATTGCGTTAAACCCAAAATAAGCCGCGGCAATACCCGAAGCTCCAATAACATACACAGCGGCGATCTCCGCCATCAACTTTGCTGCCGTCTCTAGGCCCGTCATAGAGGCCACTAGAATGACGAAAGGGTATAAGATCATACCAGACAAGGCAAACCAGGTCATGCGCCTCTGCGCGTCTCTCTTAGCGTCTGCGTCTTCCATGCGACGGCGACGATCCTCCAACATAATCTCATGCTCAACCGGATCAATCTTTCCGTTTCCGTTCAGGTCGTACTCGTTTGGCATCTTCTATCCTCTTGGCGTAAGCAATCGCGTGGTGCTTGTGATGGGTTATTATAACAACTTTTTCGTATTTGTCATATACAACGTAATCCCCTCTTTTATTTCGGAATAACCTCAAAACAATACACCGTCGTTTGGCTCGTAGTTATCAAGACTTTTGCATCCTCAAGAGCTTCTCTGCACTCATTCTCAGTCGTAAACTGATTGAGTTGATAATGCTCGATGTTGTTGTTCATAACTTGAAACCAGATTAAAAACCACATTACCACTTCCCCTGACTTCTACCCATGAAATACAGTACGATAGCCAAACCGAGAAGGCCTGAAAGCACAAGCAAAATACCTACGGTCCACTCTATTAGAGCGCGTTTAAACTGCTCTTTCTTGTAAATTTCTTCTTTACGTTGTTTTCTCATCTGAGCCTCGATCTGTAAAACTTCTTCCCAAGCGGATGGACCGTACTGAAAACTGATGAAGTTTTTGATTTCCTTACGCATTTCGGACATCTTTTTCTTTTGCGCAAATATCTCAATGGCACTGTGCGTGTCCGAACCCTTGAACTTATACCACGGGGGATTCTTGATCTGCTCTTCAGCAAAGGCAAAATCACTACAAGCCTTGCCCCATTGACCAAGCTGACCGGTAATATCTTGAAGTTCACGGCCTACAGAAATACCCTGCTTGATAGCATTATAAGCAGAAGTGGCGAGGCCAACGGCTGTGATTGGATCGATCATGTTTCAAAGAACCTCGCAGGGCAAACGTAAAGATAGTTAACTCGAAAAACCCTGTCATACCACAGCCCGTTTGTTGCCGTGCCGCAGTCGTAGTAGCAGTACTGGAACAACTCATTGCCACTTTGCGTCCATGCGTGTCCAAACGACACGAAGACCAACGCGCACAACACTAGAACTCTCCGACAAACCTCTGAGGTCGGGCTATCGGACTAAACCGTTTATTAACCATGCCGCCAGAGGAATACTTAGTTTTTCCTGCATTGCTTAACGCAATGGCAACCGCCTGCTTCTGCGGTTTTCCAGCAGCCATTTCGGTCTTGATGTTCTGGCTGATTACATCTTTTGAGCGCCCTTGTTTAAGAGGCATTGTATCATCCCCCTTGTCGCATCTTATCACGTTGAACCTGGATACGCTCCCGATTCACTTCGTTACGGTTGTCCGCGATCTCTTCTTGGCTTTCGATCCGAGCCGCTGCGGATGCGGCCTGCTGCTGCATCTTCTGAAGTTCGATCAGCATATCACCCTGATCTTCCTCAGTCTTACGCTGCAAATCCTTCTCTTTCAGAGCCAACTCTTGCATACGGATCTGGACCAGTGGGTCGCTCATTGGATCGTTGCCAACTGGAAGTAACCCCGGAAGTATCTCTGCCATGATCTTTTCCATCTGCAGCGAGATTAACTTCTCCATCTGCCCCGGATCTTGCATATCCTGCTGAACCTGCGCGATTTGCTGCTGCGCCGCTACCGGATCGATAGCTCCGCTCTGAGCCGCCAACTGTGCCTGTCCAATAATCCCTTCGATCTCCGCCATAACCATTAGGCGAGACTTCTGAGAAACGTGCTCCATAACGTGGGAATAGAACGTGCCCATGACTTGAGGCGATGTGGATACCAAAGGAGTCTTCATGAACGCCATGTGCATACGGATATGCGCGTCGTGGTCCTGCTCTGGGAACGTATTCAGAATCTCTCCCATCAACGCTCGAGCATTCTCAATCGCTGGATCCAGCGGCTGTGGCTGCGGAGGTGGTGGTAGAATCTCATCAATGTTCTGGACCTCAAGGGCCTGGTACATTCTGCGATACGCCGCGTTCAAGTTGTGCAACTGAGGGTTGGACTGAGCCAACTGTAACTGCGTCTGAGCCAAAGTAACCCGTTGCGCCATCGAGAAGATGTTCGGGTCACTGACCGGGATAACGTCCACACGCCCGTCAAAATCCTCGGCCATAACCATACGGTCCCCGCCGACAACGTCGTAAGGATACCCATCTGCGGGCATATTGTCCCTAAAGATCCGAGCTAGAACACGAAACTCTTGGCGCTGTGCGTAATGCAGCCGCTTGTGGATAGCTGACATAACTTTCATGCCACGTTCCAGCATAGCCACTGTAGTCCCCACAGGAGCCGCTGCGTTGCCATCTCCTGTTTGTTGGTCTGCCAGTGACACAAAACGTCTTCCGCCCTCTATAAGGGCTCCTAGAAGCTGTGCGAGGGTGGCTGAAGGCTCTTTGTACGGAAGCGGAATGATTGCGTCCCTGATGTTGCCACCAGGAGCGTCAATATCCCGCCATTCTCCGGGTTGTAAGGGTTCGTCGTCATTACGAACCCTTACGCCCCGAGCCTTGAACCCAGCTGGGAGGTTTGCCAAGGTTCCGGCGTCGATCAACTGGCGAAGAATACTCGTAGCTGCGCGTCCCAAACCACCAATCATGTGGATCAAACCAAAGCCATAGAACCCTAAACCAGGCATAAACTTGTAGTGTACGAAGTACTGCATCTTCTTAGAGATGCCCGTACCCTCTTCGAAGTTCCGGCGGATGGACAGGATATTCCCTGATCCCTCGTCCAGAGTAACAATGTACGGAATCGCGATACCTGTTGGCTCCCCATCAGGAGCCATGTCCTCAAAGCCCTCGATGTCCAAGTCAACATGCATCTCAAGGATCGTGTACACTTCGTCCGAGTAAGTGCGAGACGTGCCTTGAAGCTCGTCTACCTTCTCGCGTACTTCGTCCTCTTGGTTATACTTGCTTAACTCTACGTCACGGTAGAACCCAGCTAACTGCATCTTGCGGATGTCGTTGCCGTCCATGCGTAGAACGTGCGTAACACGCGAAGCGGTAGCCAAATCAGACGCAGCATACGGCACAACCAGATCTTGCGCCGGAACGAACTTAGAAACCGCCCGCTGTTTAGATTCGTCAAAGTAAACTTTCTTAAACGTAGACCCCGAAAGCGGTAAATAGAACAGAAGCTGATCCATATCAGGATCGAACTCTTCCATAACTTCCATGATCTGGTAGTTCATGAAGTCTTTTACACGAGCCGCCTGCTCTTCACGAGCCACGTCCTGCAAACCCAAGACCTGAGTCTTGACTGGACCACCCGATGGCAGCAACTCTTTGTACGCTTGTGCTTGGAACTGAGTAACACTCTCGGCAATCAACGGGTGAGTTACCCCCGATGCCCCTTGGAACGGCTGTGTGCGCTCGTCGTACTTAACGCCAAGCTGGTCTAAGCCTTGTGTGTATGTCTCTTCCCACTCCGAACGAGACTCCATATCGTCTTCGTATGATGCGCGTAGGTCTGAGGAGATCTCCCCAAGA